AGGGTTCGGGATCAAAGACGGTCTCCCGTCAGCCGGCTACGTGCAAAGCGTTTCCGCCGTAACCCTATTCCACTGCGTTCTATCGACATATCGTAGCACCCACCGCAACTCTTTCCCGGTTTCCCGGTACGAGCTGTGGTTGATGTCCTCTATATCGTCGCTCTTTTCCCACAAGTTCTGGAGATATCTACCGACGCACCCATCGTCAAATTCAACGACGCTAACGGCGCTGGCTTGGCACACCGAAAAGGCTTGTTTCGCCTTATGATATACCGGTCGACAGTCATCCCACTCCGCCCAGAGCACCCCTTGTAACCCAGGGGGCCCCCATGCCTTGCGAGGCACGATTTCCCTGCAACGTTGCCAGACACGGAAGAACCGGTCCCCCTCACGGGGGTACTGGCCGTACCATCGAACAACGTCGTTATGCAGGTTAAAGACATCTACAACATCATTTGGGAGGTTCTTTATGTAAAAAGGTTTAACGTCAACGCCGCCCCAGAAGTGGCCCCCGCAGCTTTCCCTAAACGGGCCAGCTGTAAAGGTCTTCTCCCGATTGAACTCGAAGCCACAGAAACTCATGACTTCGACGACTTTGTCAACGTATTTCACAGGGCATATAATATCATCCCCGTATAGCGAGACCAAAGATCCCTTGCTACAACACGCACGAACTATCGCGTAAAACAGTAAGGTTTCGAGCTCGAATGTGAACCCGTTACCCATGGAGGAGACTTTCTCCCACCGGACATAGTTACCGTCCGGCAACAAACCCCACTCTTCCCGAAGGTCAAGTATGACTTGATACCAATCTTGCGGTAGCAGTGCTTCAACCAGAGAGAGTGCAATATTGTCCGATGCACTGGACAGGTCGAGGGTCGCGAGACCCCCGGTTGCACTTCCTAATTTAGCCAACACACGATGGAATTCACCGGCATCAGCTAGTAGCAGTTTCTCACGCTGAAGGCGTCGCCGTATGAGTTTCCCCACTCCTTTTTGAAAGAAGAGGTTCCACGTCACACATTTCGTGGCAACACGATCACGCTCGAAGTTCTTCGGAACAGTGAACACCTTGTTAGCCTCCACGAGAGAGCAATTTTCGCTCCAGCGTGGGGCAACCCGCGGCACTATACCAGCGTCGCAAGGCTGTTCAAGGTCAAGGCCCGCCCACTCTTCAAAAGCGAGTAGGTATGGCATGGCCGAAGCTGTAATCTGGGCTGATGAGGCCCATTTGTTATGAAGTGCAGCGCGTTTCCGGCTGAACTCTGATGTCGCGCCCGGGCCGAAATTACAGGCTCGGGGCAGCTCCTCCCAGGGGAATTTTCCCAGGATCCTTCGCACGATATTCCGTGCACGGGCCATGGTCTTCCGGAAGGTAGTGTTGTTAGCTACCCACGCGGACTCCCACATACCAGTTAAAGCCTCATTCGTGACGCGACACCGGACTTCGGAATCGAGCAGCTTTGCTATCGCTGCTTGACTACGTTGCTCAGCTGTCTCCCGGTCTGTTGACTGGAAGCGCTTGACGATGTTGGCCTCAAGATAATGTGCTTTGAAGTCTGCACACGTCTTGGACTGGATGGCTCGTTGAAAGGACATGTCCATAAGTTTACTGGACAAGGAAGCTGGTGACTGGAGAGCAGGTATTGCCTCTTCCAGTGCACGATTCAGTGCCGACATCTTATGCTTCGGTACGGGTTTGAGTTTCTGAACTGGCTTCCGACCTGGATTGGTCGAAAGTGACAATTCCCATTTAGCCTCCGAAGGAGGGATTAGGAGAACTCTTTTCATAATAAACTCCATATAGCGTTTATGTGGTTGCAAGCAAGACTCTTTTAAGAGTTGTTTAGATTCTGGAACACAGCTGCAAACTTCGCAGAGTTGACCCAGTCTCGCACAGCCTGCAACATGAAAGCCCGGACCGCCGGCGTAGACGTCTTGCTGTATCGCGCATTCACATCGAAATACGCGTCAGAGAGTACGTCACCGGGGCACGCGCACGCACCTCCAGTATCGGCGACCGTCGGGTAGTACAGCTTGGTTAGAACATTTACCTTCTCCTTCGTGAGATTCACGCGGGAAGTAAGGTCAGAGAAGCTGGTCACTAGACCGGTCCCCTGATTCTGCCAAAGGTGCACACCGCCAGTAATACCGAGATCGGAGTACGTTTTACCATCAAGGATGATATCAGACATAAAAGTGTCCTGTGTAACTGTTAAAACGGTTCTGGTCGGACAGGATGTCTCGATCAGTGGAACTCTCTCCCCGCGAACGCTCCGCCAGATACATCTACCTGACGAAGTTCTTTAAAACGGAGAGTGCGTTAGCCAAGTGGTCCAAGGACAGCTTGTGTTTAACGCCCGGCATAGCCGCAGGCATGACCCCGCGGTGTAACACTTCACGGTCAAATAGTTCGATATTGAGAAACATACGCGTACGCGCAGGATCCTCTTCTATCGTAGTGCCCGATGGTGCTACGGATCTGAGCCGATCGATCCTCGCCGTCCGCTTCTTGCTCATGGTCCCTTCAAGGAACCGCGTGCCATTAGCGGCTGTCATACTCCGGATCCAGTCACCTATACCTAAGGCATAGTCGGCTAACCAGGAGTAACGGCAGAGCTCCCACGCGAGCGATCCGGGGTTATCAATCCCGAGCTGCTCTTGTAGGCTGGTGCGAATTGGAACCTTATAAATACAGGAGTAATCAATCTTTACGACTTGAACCACCTCTGCAATCAGCGACACCGGTGAAGCGTTGTAACCCTCATTAACGAGAGTCACATCGTACCGATACTCTTCAGAAGCACCACCTTTAACAGTGATGCCCATGGAGCTTCCATCCTCGAGTTGAGCAGCTTTTAAAAACACTGTCGCATCGTAAATGTCAGACGCTAACGGTTTTAGTCCCAATTGGTACGTGAGCCACGCGTCAGTGACAAATTCGAGCTTCACACGGTCCTTTCGACCCGTGTGACGCAGGGCGTTTTCAACACCCATGCGCTCAGCCTTCATCAACCAACTGATGACTCGTTCTGGTGTCTCCTCGATCTTATCCGCAATCTTCCGCGGTGTCGTAACGAGCTTATTCGCAAGGTCAGTGACCATGTGAGCAGTCTCGCGGAGTTCGCCAGCTGCAACCCCGAGGTCAAACCTCCCCTTCCCTCGCATGTCTGCGAGTTCATTGAGGAATTTGGTTTTCGCACGGTTCTCAACGTCAACACCGACCGGACGCACGAATGCGTCGATCATGTCCTTCACAGGCACGTTCCCATACGCCATGAACCTAGGCGCGGGGGCAGAATGCCTGACACACCAGCCAGAGGCTCGTGTAGTCTTCACTGATGCTACGTCGTTGATAAAAACCAACGATTTTGCCCAGTATGGTGAAGGGGGTCTTGTGCCATCAGCCCTTATAGGGTTGGACACACTTGCCGGAGCTTGGCGCCACACCATGGTCTGTAGTTGTAAACCATTGTGGACGTTAATGCTACCGGGAGACCACGTCGGGTATGACTCAATGTGAGTCGTTGTATCGACCCGATACCCAGTGTCAATTGCTTTATGGGGCATAGTAAGTTGCTCCTTTCCGATGTTATGGAGAGGACGACCTGGCTTAACGCCAGACTCTGTACCCCCGTTGATAGAGTGGTCAAGCGAAAAGCTCAACCTGCGCACCTCTGGTGCGGCTTCAGACTACTTAACAATAGTCATACGCAAGAACATCATTGATTTGATGCGATAAGCACAAGCCAGCTATAAATAGTTGGCGCATATCCCAAAAGATATGCATGTTAATCTGCTTATCCCACTAGCCG